ACCAATTACTTAACTCAAGCACACCTCTCTTGTTAAGATACTCAGTTGCTGGCAATGTCAGTTCAGTAACTTCCCATGGCCATTTAATCTCAGGCCAGTCTGGCTTTTTAAAAGGTTCTTCAATAACATATTCTTCTGGTACAACCTGCTCCCAGAGTTGAATTTTTAGTCGTTGTATTTCGGCTTCGTCGACTCCAAAGCCGCGCATGAGTTTAACTAACTTGATGCCCAGCCGCTGTCCTGAGCGCCATCCAGTAGTGAACCCACAATTAAAGCAGTGGTATCCTACTTTGTTGCTGTCAAATCTTAGACCTCCGCGACGACGAGTATCTGGACGCGGTTGACCGTTCTGCACACATACTGGACAGTTGGTATTCAACCATCCAGACGATGAGCGTTTTAATACAGGTAGGTGAGACCGTAACGTTGCTTCGACTATGCTCATTATAGAGCTAGTTTAGACTCTAATTAGAATTTTGTCAAGTGTTCCTGCGTTATTAGCATTGTCAACGCGAACGGTTCTTAACCAACGAACGCCAGCATAATAGTTGTACGGATCAATGCCAGTGTAGCCAGTAAGCGTTAGGGTCGATGAAATGGCTTCTTGTGCCGTTAGGTCTGCCCAAAGAGTAAAAGCAGTAACCACTTCGTCCAATGTACCCTGTAGTTTGACTGTTCCGGTATAATTTGATGCGTACAATGCTATTGAAAACAGAGTAGTATCTTTGCGATAGTAACTGGGTCCATTGATTGCACTGGAAACAAGGGTCCCATCGGAATTAGTCCAGGTATCAACAATTATGCTTGTCCTATTGGTAGGAACCACTTCGTCTTTGACCTCAACATCAAATCCGGCTTGCATTGCGCGATTCCATGTTAGAGCTGTTTCCAATCCATTTCCGTCAACAAAAGTAGCAGCCAACTGATAAATTCCTCTCGGTAATGTCATTAGATCTCTGGCAAAAACAGTCAACCTAGCTTGCCCGTTTTCAGGAACTATGCCAACAGCACGACGACGGAAAATAGTAGTACCAGTAATTGTATCCCAAAATGTCATAGTTAGTTCTTTGTTTAATAGGCTAACTGGTCTACGATCTGATCCTGTAACTGTAAGGTCCAGCAAATTGTCAACGCCCTTAAACCAAACTATGCGCTGGTCTGTGTAACTAGGAACATGGCGTGTTAGGCTGTGTCCGCTGCCAGCCCCGGCATAGTTCAGGGATGCTGTTGGAATAGTTGTATTTAAAGTAGCCATATCATTATTTAGCAAAATATTGGATCAGTTGAATGGTAAGTAATAACCATGGATAGTAAATTAAAAGAATTTTTAGAGCGTTTTCCTTTTATGAGTTTGGTTCGTTATGGTGATAGCGAATTGGTAGGCATCATTCAAAACAGTGATCAAAACGTGGTCACTATGTATATTTACAACGAATTAAAAGGTGATGTCGACAAGACTATATTCATTGAATGCGGCAACGAGTGGTGGTGGGGATCAAACAGACTGATTCCTATCAATATTGTACTTAAAGGAGCCATGCGTAGATTTGCTTATACTTTAAAAACCTTTAGCACCAAGGATTTTGAAATGCTCTACGGACATCAAACCAGCTTGACCAATGTGATAACCAAACGAACAAAACGACGCCAAATTAGCCTTATTAAAAAGATGCCTTAGTACCAATTTGCAATTCTTCACAAATCAAATTCATTTGGGCAACAATAGCAACTGCGTAGGCAAGCGAATGGCTCTTTTTAAAATAGTACTCACCGTTTTCAGGCTTAATCCAAACTTCCTTCATAATCGTCGTCCATGGCTTCCCAATCAGATAGCGTTTCGCGGGTCGTATCATAGCTAGGACGGCAGCTAATTGTTCCACGGAAGCGGGGCAAGTCTTCTTCAGTATATCCTCGTGCCCGTTCAAATGAAATAACAGATTTACGAATTCTTCCTGTTGTAAAAGTTCCCATAATGGCTCCTGATTGGTTAGTTTGTCCAAATGCTTTTTGCTTTGAACTTGCTGATACAAACTTACATTCAATAAATCAACTTTGAAAAATCCCAATGCCTCGGCAGATTCATAGTCGAGGTCACACCACCCGGTGTAAGGATCAATGGGCACCGGGTGAAAATATACTCCTGTCTTATGCTTTTGTTTATTGTTGTTGCTGTTTTGCATGGCAGGGACATGCTTTAGCAAACAAAGTACTTGCTCTCTATTGGCAAAGTCAATGTCGACGTCTGGATGATTTTTCATTCTTAATTATTTCTGTTAGTTTTTTTTGCTGTTGTCTAATCTCATTAAGTTCACAATTCAACAAATCAAGTTTCTCTAAAAGCTTAATTAATCTACGCTCTAATGATTCGTAGCGAGTACTTGCTGCATCGTTGTGTTGATCCAGTTTACTTCGATTGTTTCTTTTTTTAGTTTCTTTTTCCACCATTCTGTATCCACATGTTTAGCAACTATTGACACCTGTCCGGGTTCCATACGATCTAACAAAGTCTGGGCGACATCTGTTGAATAAATGATCCATGGACTAATTTTACCTATGGTAATCATATTCATTCCAGTCACCGGCGAAATTTTTTCAAAAAATTTTCTCCAATCGTTACCGGTGCTTTCACCCCATTCTCGCATGACCAATATAGTTCTTTCTAGTGCCCTAGACGCGCTTTCCTTCTTGGAAGCTTCTTGAATATATAGTTGATATGTACCTGGCCGTTGCCAGTCACTCAACCTTATACCCATTTTAAATAACCAACCAATAAACTTATCGCCTTCGTACGGTTTTAAAGCTATCAAATAATTAGCAAATTTAACAAAAGCAAGATAATCTTGACTGCATATAAAATCTTCAAACGACTTAGTTTTCTTGGTGTTTGGACTCACATATTTTAAAAAATCAATCCAAACATTAAATGCAATACGACTTTCGGTTTCATCTTTACTCATCCATCTACGCTTCTTTTCGCACATATGGCTACTTAGAGTGCGTTCTCTGGCAAACGATAAATTACAAAATTTACACTTATAATCCGCAGTCATTTATTTAAACAATTCTTTGATATCTTTATCACTAGTGTTTTGAGAGCGGGCTACTTCTTCGAAGAAGTCGTCGCCATTAATTTCTCTAAACAGCCCAATTTCGTCGTCAGACAAAGAAGGAAACCTTTCTATGAGCCATGCTGTTAACTTATCTTTTTTTTGACCCCGGGGTGGAATAAATTCGTGCCTGAGTTTAGATCCTAGTCCACACAATGTAATTACACGCCAACGCATTTCATCATGCTGGCTAGTAGTAGCAATGTAATCAATATTGGAAAGATTGTTTATAGTGACTAGATAATGTTCTTGGATTTCCCTACTGCCTTGTACCTGGCTAGCCCAACGCTGAGTCATAAATGTATTGACTGCCTTACGATCTTCATCGGACAATTTAGAATAATAGTCGCCATTGCGTAGATCAACCGCAGCCATTACCTGCTTGATAGGTACCTTGTATGCAGCCGTACCAGTTTTCTTTTTTGTTGCCATAGCTAATATTAAAACCAAATCTTGTTTAAGTCAAGTACTTCTGGAACCTTGTTTACTTCTTTTAGGAAGAATCCACAAATAGGACTTTCACCGTTTTCCAATGGCACTGCTAAGATATGACCAAACTTTAATTTGGGTACATACCATTTGACTTCTTGATAGATGTTTACAACTTCGACCTTTTGCCATTTGGGCTTGTATCCATTGATGGGATTGAATGTAAAGGTACTAAATCCACGATCGTTTAGACTCATTATACTGACTACTTCAGGTTCACCATGGTCAGGTTCTCCAATGATCAACGACCAATCTAGAGGAACTTTAACTTCGTGTTCGCCAATGCGTAATACTGCGGCTGGACAACTGAAGCTTTCAAGAAACACCAACGGCACAAAAATATAATCTACATCCACAGGATTGCTATAGTCAAGTACACCGTAACGCAGATCTTCATCAATTTCTTGTGGCAAACGATCCAAATTGTAGGCTAGATTATTAACTGTTAGAATATTCATTTATATGAAACCTTTTCTGTTTGATAGGGATAGTTTGCTTCGTCGTAGAATTTTCGGCGCTTGGTCAGATGCCGTTTTGCAAACCTTGCTGTACTAGTAATATCCCAAATTTGAACAAAATCTTTATCTTGAGCCTTGCGTATACCTCGCCCAATGCTTTGAATTACGCGAACAAAACTCTTGCCAGGCTCAACAAGGACAAGGTTAAAAATACGAGGGATGTTAATACCAACAGCAGCCACTCCGTAAGTAGCAACAATGAGCTTGTTATCCATAACAGTAACTTCGTCGTATTCTTCCTTTCTGTCCTTGCTTTTCATTGTACCGCTGACAAACACACTGTCGGGTAAGCGTTCTACCAGCATCTTACCGCAGGCAATCCTGTCTACAAGAACTAAAGTATTTCCGCCCTGACTAATTGCATCAATGATACGAGCAAGCTCGTCGAGCCTGCGCTTGTTTGTAGTTAGGTATGTGAGTTCTTCTTGGTATGTCTTGTAGTCAACACTGTCTTCAAACTGCAATACCTTGACATGACAATTGCTGAGCACACCCATGTCTTGCAATTCACTCGCTGGCAAGCGATGCAACACTTGTCCTAGGCTGGCAATTAAACTGATATATTCGTGTTCTTCTTTGGGCACTGTTCCTGTTAATCCCCAACGAATTGGTACATTTGCAAAGGGACCAGTCAGCAGTGTTTTAAGCACATCGGCCTTGGCCATGTGTACTTCGTCGACGATAACTGCCACTAGACCATCTGTCAAAGCACTGGCACCTACTTCGCTGAGACCTTCCTTGTGTCTTTTAATTAAGATATTGATGCTTTGCCATGTTGCTATAGTATGTGTATGTCCTAGGTCCTTTTCGTCACCAAAATACACACCAACGTCCAGCCCCATGTTAACATAATCGGCATGTGTCTGCCGCACCAGATCTTTGTTGGGCACAATGACAATGGTACGACCATATGGCTCGCAACACAAGCTCATGGCCGCTGTCATTAAAGTCTTGCCAGCACCGGTGGCAATTTCTTGAACACCGTGTGGATTAGCCAAAAACCTATTGATACATTCAACTTGATAGTCGCGTATTTTGATAGGTTGACCTTCCTCGGTATGCCCTTTTGGCCATTTGATATGGCTAAAGGTGTCTCCGGTAACTTCCGTAAAACTGAACTTTTTCGCGATACGATGGTCATCGATTTCAATACGCCATCCTTCTTCATCAAGAATAGGCAATACCCGATCAAGAAGATTTAGATAGGTAGCACCGGCTGTGGTAAAGAATCTTATTTTACCATCCCACCTGCCTAATCGAAAAGCCGGTATATGATATGCATATGGCAATTGATACTTTAGTTTTGCTTCACATCGCCTGCGTGTCGATGCGTCCAAGTCATGAAACTTGATGTTTACTTCGTCGCGGATTTCTAGTTTTGTTATTCCTGGCATAATCTATAATAACATATTCCGCTGGCAATGTATAGCCCCATTATGCCAAAGCGGAGAAACAGATAATTAGATTATATACTTATTACAAAATCACTGGTTTTTAAATGGCTGCAAAAAATATTTTTTTGCCAAAAAAAAGGCTCCAAGAGCCCTCCAATGGCCAAAAAGAAAGGGCTCCTAAGAGCCCCTTCCCCACCAACTGCATTCCACGCAATGGTCAGCCAGTTGGTGTAACCATAACATTACTCGCCGTATTTGCTTATTAAAAGGTTGACCGAATCATTATACCAACTACATTATTCGATTGCCCGTTGATCCCACCAACGTTAAACTGCCTAGATAGATTAACTCCAGCATGGGTATGATTACTGATGTTTACACTATATCCAATAATCAAATCAGTTTGGCGGCGGCCGCTGGCAAGATTAACTCGTTCAGTAGTAACCACAGGGTTAGCCGTTATATCTTCATCTTGACCGCTATAAGTATAGCCAGTAATAGCCGTTACATCCGCATTACCACGGCGCACATTAACAGGACCATGTACTGCAACTGTAAATTGGTCTCGAGTTTTACCGTTAAAGAAGA